TAGAGGTAGAAGAGGAGTAATGGCTCACAAAGTAGTAGGGACAGGAACTACAGTTGCAATATCTGTAGGAACCGGAGTAACATCAATACCGATTTCTCTTCAGACTGGGTATTTGAGAATAGCAACTTCAGTTGCTGCCCATGTAAGTATTGCCTCTACCGCAACGGAAATTGCCAGTAGAAATAACTATTTTGTCCCTTCGACATCTGAGGTTATTCTAAAGGATAGAGTTGCATCTAGTAGAGTAAGTGCTGCAACAACAGGAACTTCCACAACTTACACATTTGATCAAAATAATGGAAATCCATTTTTGGTTGGAGATTTTGTAACAGTAACTGGATCGTCAGTTGGTGATTATAATTGTAGTCACCAATTAATAACTTCATTAAATACAACTCCAGGATCAGAATCAGTCACAGTCTCATTTAATAGTTCTGCTACAACTACAGCATTTACTGGTAGTGCGGATATTAGAAGATCTGTTGTGATTAATACTTTTGGTAATGCTGCTGGTTATGCACAAATTTCACAAGTCCAAATCACATCCCAGGCATAACCATGAAACTTATTACAGAACAAATCGAATCCATTAAAGTTATTAAAGAAGAAAAGAACGGTAAAACTAACCTGTATATTACCGGACCATTTCTTCAAGCAGAGGTCACAAATAGAAACGGACGTTGTTATCCTTTCCCAATTTTAGAAAGAGAAGTTAAGAAATACAACGATAAGTACATCACATGTGGTAGAGCGTTAGGAGAACTTGGACACCCTGATGGTCCAACTGTAAATCTGGACAGAGTATCCCACATGATTACAAGTTTGAAGGCAGAAGGAAATAACTTCGTAGGAAAAGCAAAAATTCTCGATACACCAATGGGTAACATCGCCAAGTCTCTTCTTGGCGAAGGCGTAAAACTCGGAGTCTCTTCAAGAGGTGTTGGATCTCTTGTTGAAAGAAATGGCATTAAATATGTCGGAGATGACTTTATGTTATCTACTGCTGCTGATATCGTATCAGATCCTTCTGCACCTGATGCGTTTGTTGAGGGTATTATGGAGGGTAAAGAGTGGGTTTGGCAAAATGGCAAACTTGCAGAACAAACTTTAAATGGACTTTTGACTATGAAAATGAGTCCAGATAAAATGGCGAATGAAGAAAAATTGCTAGGACTCTTCAATCATTACCTCAAAAATCTTTAATTCATAAATAAATAATAGAATAAAGGATAATTTAAATTTATTCGGAGAGATCTAAATGTCAACTGGTAATTTACAAGAAATGGGCGCTACAGCAACTAACCAATCCAAGTCTGCGGTAAATGCGACTGCTCAACCTGGGGATCCAATGTTGAGCAATGGCGCTTTTGTTGGCGGAACTCCTGGACAAACTATTACTGATCTTGGGGGTCCTACTCCTGATAATTACAGATCTACAGATGATTCAGCAAAATTAAACTTTGCTGCTGTTGCTTCTGTTAAAAACGTAGTTAATGCAAAGGCAATGAGAGCAGAAGAAGAAGAGTATGAAGAAGAAGAGGTAATTTCAGAAGTTGATGAAACTGAAGGATATGAAGAAGAAGTTGAGAATGAAGAAGTAGAAGATGAAGAAGTAGAAGATGAGGATGAACTTGAAATTGATGTAGAGGAAGATGTTCAAGCTTTATTTGGTAATGAAGATCTCTCAGAAGAATTTAAAGAAAGAGCAAAAACTGTTTTTGAAACAGCACTTAGATCAAAGGTTCAAGAAGCTGCCGATATGATTGCTGCTCGTTATGAGAGAGCACTCGAAGAGAACGTGGCAGCAATTCACCAGGAACTTACAGAAAGAGTGGATTCATACCTTGAGTATGTTGCTGGTGAATGGATCACCGAAAATGCGCTCCAAGTAGAGCGTGGACTTAAATCAGAACTCTCTGAGTCCTTTATGACTGGACTCAAGGGTCTTTTTGAAGAACATTATGTACAAATCCCTGAAGAAAAATATAATGTGCTTGAAAGCATGGTAGACAAACTTGATGATATGGAGTCGAAACTCAACGAACAAATCGAAAGAAACGTTCAGTTAACCCAAAGACTTAGCGAATCAGTTTCCGACAGCATCTTCCACGAAGTTGCTAGAGGTCTCTCTGAGACCCAAAAAGGAAAACTCGCAGGTCTTTCCGAAAGTGTTGAGTTCATTAGTGAAAATGACTATCGTGGGAAGTTGGAAGTTCTTAAAGAATCCTATTTCTCTAGAACCCCAGTAACTCAATCTAGAGTTAACGATGATGAAATGCTCGGAACAACGTCAGAAACTCTTTCAGAGTCAATGGACATGTATATTAGAGCAGCTCAAAAATACTCTATTAAGTGATTTTTAAATTATAACTTAAACACTTTTTAACTAACGGAGAAATTTTCCAATGTATAACGCAGAATATCTGCAGGAAAAGTGGTCCCCTCTTTTAAATTGTGAAGGACTTGATCCCATCAAAGATTCACATCGTAGAGGAGTAACCGCTATTCTGCTAGAAAATCAAGAAAGAGCACTCCGCGAAGAGCGCGGTTTCCTTTCTGAAGCTCCAACTCACACCGCAGGAACTGGTGGTTTTGGTGGTGGTACTTATGGTACTGCTGCTGCATCAGGTCCTGTTGCTGGTTTCGACCCTGTTCTGATCTCTTTGATCAGACGTTCAATGCCACAACTGATTGCTTATGATATTTGTGGTGTTCAACCAATGACTGGTCCTACTGGACTGATCTTTGCAATGAGAACTCGTTTCGGTACTAACCGTACTGCTGGAACCGAAGCATTCTTCAACGAAGCAGATTCCAGATTCTCTGGTCAAGACGCCAACTTTGATATTGCCGCAAGTGATTACACTGCACAAGCATCTGTTGGTATCGCCACCACTGCTGCCCAAACTGGTAGCAATCCAGCTGTTCTTAACGATGCCTCACCTGGAACCTACAACGTAGGTCAGGCAATGGCAACCACCGACGCTGAAGCACTCGGAGATACTGCGAACAACTTCTTCAACGAGATGAATTTCTCGATTGAGAAAGTCACTGTTGCCGCAAAGTCAAGAGCACTGAAGGCCGAGTATTCCCTCGAACTTGCTCAAGACCTTAAGGCTATTCACGGTCTTGATGCTGAAGCAGAACTTGCGAACATTCTCTCAACTGAAATCCTTGCAGAAATCAACAGAGAAGTTGTTCGTACAGTTTATCAAATTGCTGAAGCTGGCGCTCAAGCAAACACTGCCACTGCTGGTATCTTTGACCTTGACGTTGACTCCAACGGTCGTTGGTCAGTTGAGAAGTTCAAGGGTCTTCTGTTCCAACTAGAGCGCGATGCTAACGCTATCGCTCAAAGAACTCGTAGAGGAAAGGGTAACACGATCATCTGCTCTGCTGACGTTGCTTCGGCACTCACCATGGCTGGTGTTCTTGATTACACCCCCGCTCTCCAAGTTGGGCTCAATGTTGATGATACTGCCAGCACTTTTGCTGGTGTTATTAATGGTAAGTATAAGGTTTATATCGACCCATATGCGGCTAACATTGCTGCTAACCAGTATTATGTTATCGGATTTAAGGGATCATCCCCTTATGACGCTGGACTGTTCTATTGTCCTTATGTTCCTCTCCAAATGGTTCGCGCCGTTGGTCAGGACACTTTCCAACCAAAAATTGGATTTAAGACCCGCTACGGCATGGTTGCTAATCCATTCGCTGAAGGAACCGATCAAGGACTCGGTAGACTCAAGACTAACTCTAACCGTTATTACAGAAGAGTACAAGTCAAGAACCTTATGTGATATTGGTTCACATATTTTTCAAGGAGTCCCTAGGGGCTCCTTTTTTTATCTAAATAAAAATAAAAGAAAATGCCAGCAACACCATACAGTAATCAAATAAGTAATCGCAATTATCTGTCCCCTGTTGGGTTCAAATTTATATTATCAAGATATCCTAAAGTTGATTTCTTTTGCACCAAAGCCGGTATACCTGGAGTAAATCTTGGTGTTGCAATTCAACCAACATACTTAAAGGATATTCCAATTCCTGGGGATAAATTAGAATACGAAGATTTAACTTTAGACTTTCTAGTCGATGAAGATCTAGTTAATTACATTCAGGTATATAACTGGTTAATTGGTTTAGGTTATCC